CATCACCATTTACCCATGCGGAAGGACACAACACACACCCGAAACGCGTCGGACGGGTACCTCGGGGAAATGCAGGGAACATGTAGGGGAAAACCTAGTAACCCACAAAGCCGGGGAAACCCTGACAAACCGATGCCACGCCAACCCTCTAATAACCAAAACCACTGTTTTGCCCTAACCTTTAAGCTTACAACTGTGGATAACTCTGTGGATTGCGTGGATAAGTTTGTGGATAAGGCTGTGAATAAGTGTTTTTCACATTGTGGGGAATCGCGCAGGTGCTTGTATACAAAGGATGGCAAGGGCTGGATAGGGGAAAAGGGAAAAAGCGCTTATACGCGGTTCTAGTGCGTTTTAGAGGCATGGGGATTTTGACAGTGGAGATAGGTGTTTACCCTTGGTTTGCCTTTGTGGCATGGCCTTTGCTATTCGCGCGCATGTGCGCCTTTTGGTCAGATAGGGAAAACCCTTACACTTTTGCGAAAGACTGTGTTAGCATCATGCTGCGCTGCGGCGCAAGGGAAAACCAATTTTCAACAAAGGATCAAAGGATCAAAAAATGGACTACAGCAATTTGGCAGAATGCTCGGCCTTTTTGGACCGGGCAAATGTCATTCACATTTACACTGCAGCCCGGGAAGCTGGGCTTAGGTTTAAGTCGGGGGAATTCAACAAGAATGGGATTATTGAGCGGCTGCAGCAATCGCCCAGCATCATGCGCGCCACGGTGGCGGGTGTTGTGAGGATGCAACAACTGGACCCAAAGCGCGGGCTCGGTGGCTACCTGCCCCCCGACGCACCACAACGCCCCATGCACACCCCTAGCAGCCTGCTGGACGACATCGAAGACGAAGCCGCTACCATAGTAGCACCGGCCCCGATCGCCTCTCCCAGCGCCCCCAGCAGCGAAGCGCTCACTAACCTAGAACGCCGCGTCACTGCCGAAGAAACCCGCAGCGCCAATTTTGAACGCGCATTTGCCGCGATCAATAAGGGCATCTTACAAATTGGCGAAGCCCAAAGAGCCCACTATACGCGAGTAAATGAAAGGCTGACCGAAATTGAAAATCGCCGGCCTGTCGTCATCACAATCGCGGATAAGGTTTCTTCCCTGCCGATTGAGGGGGAGCATTATCTTTTCCCTGTCATGGTTCAATGGTTGGAATTGAAGAACCATGTTCTCTTGATCGGTCCCGCATCATCGGGAAAATCCAGTGCGGCCCGTGCATTTGCAAAGCTTAAAGGCTTGACCCTTTACTCGCAGCCACAGGTTGTCGATAGCTTTGGCATTCTCGGCTTCATTGGCCCGCAGGGGCGGATTGAAACGCCTTTTACCAAAGCATGGGAGCATGGCGGCGTTTATCTGATTGATGAAATAAGCATGAATGGGTCGGATGCGCTGGGCTCGCTAAACGATGCGCTTGCAGGAGGCTATGCGCCAATTCCCGGCATGGGCTATGTAAAGGCGCATCCTGACTTCTATTGCATCGCAGGGGACAATTCGGACACTGGCGCTAATGCAAAATACTCGGCGCGTAATGTGCTGGATGGCGCGACGATGGATCGCTTTGTCACCATTGACTGGCCCATTGACCCGGAGATTGAACGTATGGTCGCTGGCAGGCACCTAGACTGGCTTGCAGCCGTTCGCGCCATTCGGGCCTACATTGAGTCAAACGATATCCAGCATGTTGGGGCCACTGTGCGGGCGGTTATCTTTGGCCGTGAGGCTTTGGACCGCACCAGTCTGCCCCGCATGACCATCCTAGAGCAAACCTGTCGCAAAGGGCTCCTGCGCGACAATTGGTCGCAGGTTTTGAACCTGCCAGCGGTTAAGACTTTCCTGCAAGGGGGAAACTAACATGCTGTTCAAACCCGAAATTATGGCGCATTTTCCGGTTGAAACTATGCAGACAATCGCCCCTTATGGCCGGGCAAAGGCTGCGCTGCCCCTATTCCACTTCAAAGGGTCAATTAGTCAATTCTGCCGCATTGGGTCTGAGGCAGTGGGGCAAATTCGCACGAGCTATCATCCGGGCAATCATGGTTCCGCAAAATCATGGTACGGCATGCTCCCCCATGAAAGCCTGACAGGGTTTCTGCAAGCTTGCAAAAGTGAAAGCGCCTTAAAAGCTTTCCTTGCCGCTGAAGCAAAGCTTAACACCCCCTTTATGCGGGATCGCCCCCAATTGTCGGTAATCGGATCAAGTTTTTCTATGGGCCGAGTTATGCAAGGCCATCCCGTGCAGTGCTTTCGCAGGCCGAAGAAAAAGCTGCCCCCTAAGCGCTTAGAACTTGCGTGCAGCGTTTCATCGTTCATCGAAGCCGATGCAATCAGCGCTCATCTTGCCAAAGTCTCAAAGGCCGCACAAACCTACCATCTGGCCGGCGGTGCGATGGAACTAGTAATTCACTATTCAGTGAAATTCACCAAGCCCAATCCTGAAACAAAGGCGCAAGGTTTGGCAATCAGCCTGATAGTCCCCCTTGGCGACGGCAATCAGACGGCCCTAGCTGGCTCAGTGCAATTTTTCCGGGCTATCTGCCTCCCCTTTGCGAAAGCCCTGAGTGGCTATCCCGATGACGGCCTGCCCACTCTCACCCTTAATATCCCCGGTGTCAAAAACCTCTCAGGCAACCTGCAAGACGCCGAACAGCAGATTGCAGCCCTTAACGTGGAATAGGAGAAACCATCATGCCTAGATTCATCGCCATCGGTCGCAGTGTGCTGGATAGCACCCAGCAAAACGAAAAGGGCTTTTACCTGCGCGCCTGTCAGGTGCCAAAGAATTTTCCGGATGCTGTTAGCATGACTGCGGCCATTGCCAAGATGTTGAACGATAGGCCCGAGCCCGAAGGGCGAGAGAGCATGCCGCGAGAGAGCGGGCCATTGAACCAAGGGGAACAAGCATGACCGAACACGAAGCGAACCAAGCCCTAGCCCTGCAAGCCGAGCGCAGGGAAGCCCTGAGGGCTGCCATGCTGCGGCGGAAGCCCTCGCCCCTAGACCCGGGGCCACGGCTGCCCGTTTGTCGCGTCAGCGCCCTCTCCTGGGCCTTTATGCTCGTCTATCTCGCCGGGGCCATCGTGATTCTGCTAGATTTATTCGTTTTCCGCCCTTAACCCCCTTGCATGGGCCATTGTTCCCCCGTACAATGCGCCCATTGCAGGAGAAAATCATGTACGAAACCTTCACCATCGGCCCGCTGCGGGTCATCCTCGACGAAGCGACCGGCGCCGTGGTCAGCGTTCAGGACAAGCTGTCCGGCTGCGCTGCGGGTCTGATGTACCCTCGCACTGCAATCGCCCACGCTGTCACGCAAGCCGTTCTCGCCTGGGAATCCACTCAGGACATTTTTGCCTGAGGGTTAATCCCTAGAAAAAAGTTCTTGACGGCCCAGCGGATTGGGCGCATAGTCCCAATCCAGTGGCCCGGCATCCCGCCTGACCCTTCACCCAAATGGAGATTTTCCTCATGTCCGAAGTTCAAGCCCCCGAAGTCAAGTCCGAAGCGAAGACCCGTCAAATGTCCTTTTCCGTCCTCGACGACGGATCGGTGCAAGCCACGTTCCCCGATTCGGGGCTGGAGCCCGTGTCCTTCAAGCCCGCCGCAATCCCGGAAGCCCTCTACGCTGACGCCCTGACCGAAGGTGTCATCAGCGTTTGCCGTGGCGCCCTGGGCAAGCTGTCCGGCGACGCCCGTACCCCGGAAAACATGCGCGCCGCCCTGGTCGCAAAGCTGGAAGCCATCATGGGCGGCCAGTGGAAGACCCCGCGCGCTGCTGGCGATGGTGTCACCTCATTCAGCATCGAAGCCGAAGCGGCTTGGATTTTCCGCCAGAAACGGGCCACGGCGAAGGGTGAGCCGATCGAATCGGTCGGCACCCTGGCCGAAGCCTCGGCGGCCTTTGCGGCCCTGGACGATGCCCAAAAGGCCAAGCTTAAAGCCGTGCCCCTGTACCAAGCGGCCTACGCCGAGGTGAAAGCCGCCCGTGCTGCCGCCAACGCTGCCAAGCTGGCGAAGAAGGCCGAAGACTCCGACGAAGTGGATTTCTGATCTTCAACCCTTTAACCCTGGGGCTTATGGCCCCAGTCTAAAGGGCTGTAAGGGGAACCCCTCCCCTCCCTAATTTCCCGAAAGGGGAAAAATGCCTTACCTCCGCCCCGGTGCGATTTTGCATTGCCCGGGGCTTTTTTCCGTCCGGACCTAGGGTAAACCCCTATGGACAATGGCGCAAACCCTGCGAGAATGGAAATATGACCTCCCCTAAATCCCTCGACTCCTACCCGCCCGCCTTCGCGCTGGCTGTCGCCCGTGCCTTCGATAAAGGTGAATTCATCATTCCCGCCCGAACGGTGAAGCCCCTAACTCTGCGCATGCAATTCTATGGCTATCTCCGCGCATTGAAAAGCGCCGGCCAAGGTGAAATGGCCGCATCTATCTACATTCAAGAAACCCCGGACGGCATCACCCTGATGCACAGGGAAAAAGCCCCGGGCGTTTCCGACATCATGGCAGCCCTGGGCGATGAGCCGCAGAATGATGGTTCCTTTTTCGACAAACTCTGAGGAAAATCATGGATTTACTCGATGACATCGAAGCCGAATTCCATCGGCATCTTTTGGAAAAGGGGAACCTCGGAAAGCCCAAGCGCCACACCGAATGGCGAGAAAATACCCCGTGGGTTTCTGGCGGATATTTGGCCCGAATCACGCAGTACCGCTGCACTGGCTGCAACACTCTGAATCAATCCCTTCTCGGCATCTTCCACGTTGAAACCCGTGGCACCGAGCGCAAGGAAACGGCCTTGGACCTGCGCAATTTCCAAATGAATGGCAGCCCCCCTCATCAAATCACCGTTCTCCCCAATCAGGCCATCTGTCCCGCCTGCCTTTAAGCGGACAATTTTTGAAAGCAAACCATGAATTTCTCTGAATCCCGCATTGCTGAAATGCTCGACGCACATGCTCCGGCTGATGGCACCCCGGAGCAATGCCCCCATGCCCTTATCGTCATCATGGCAAGCTGCCTTTGCGGCCTGCGGCTGACCCTGGCAGATTCCCTCGGCCGCGAACTCCTGACCGAGCGCTTTGAACAGGTCCGGCGCGTGACCGATCAAATCACCGAAATGGGTATGTTCGCCGTGTGCAAAAACGCCGATGACGTGAAGCTCTTTGAACAAACTTTCCGCGCCCTGGAGCGGGATTACAAGGACATTCTTCATGCTCACAAATCTTAAGGCACTACGGGAAAAAGCGGCGCAGGGGATAATCCTTTCCCTCGACGAAGTAAAAGCTTTCGTCGCCGCTTCCCGCAAATCCTACACTGCCGCCGAGGCCAAGGTCAAAGACCCGAAAAAGCTTTCTCGGGATAAGGCTCCGGTGCAGCAGGACATTGACTTTTTTTGAAAGGGAAATCATGGGCGAATTTTTTAAAGTCATCTTCACAGCGGTCTTTGGGCTATCCGCCCTAGGCGCTTTTATGGTCGGCACTACATTGCTCAATTCCATCTGGAACTGCTCCACCTACCCCGCCGAAACAAAAGTCATCGCCGCCACCTGCTACATCAAAGCCGAAGACGGCCGATGGGTCACTTTCGACAGCTATGTCTCCGTTAAAAACCTCAATGCAACGGTGAAGTAAAATGCCCATCCCCAAAAACTTCGCCGCAACCCTTGACAAGCCTGGGAAATATTGTGTGAAGCAGGCTTTTTACACGTGGTATTGTGAAGTGACCCCGGAAAAGAAAATCTATCAGCTTCGCCCCTCCGACATGTCCCGTGACGGCATTCTTTCAGAAGATGGATGGAACGTTGAGCAAGCGGAAAAAGCCACACTCATCCCCTTGGAGTAAATTATGCCTCTTTTCCTCCCCTCCGACCCGGACCTTTTTCCGACTGGCGAACTGAAGAAAGTGGAAAAAGCCCCCGAGCCAAAGCCCGAGCCCAAGGACACTTGGAAAGAAATCAAGCCTGGGATTTTCCAAAATGGACTAGGGCAAAAGCGAACCGGGGATATGCGGACGAAATTGGAACAATATACCAAAGTCACAGTCGCCGGCTACCAAGAAGGCCCCAAAACTCGTGATATAGCTCCTTATACACAAACTTTTTGGGAAACCCATTTGAAAAGCTGTTTGAAAAGATGGCCGAAATTAATCTGGCATTTCCATTGACCCCATTGATTTGGGCCATTCCCCATTCCGTTGCAGACGGTTTTCTGCTGAAAGAAAAACCCATGCCCTCCCCCGACCTCATCGCCCTCCGCGAAGCCAATCTGCGGAAATTTGTGACGTATCTTCGCTGTACCGCTGATGCCCTGGAACATGGCATGGCCGAGCCTGACCCCTACACAAATCGTGCTTGGTCTGACCTCACCCTAGCCATGCGCCTGATGTCCAACAGCATGAATGAAGCCATGCTGGGGCTTGTCTGCGACGACACCCTCCCCGACTACGGCGCAAAATACGCCGAAATCCTTTCAGAAGAAAGCGCCCAACATGGAACCCACTAGACTCTATCAAGCCTTCCGCATCGTCCGGGAGCAAATCGGCAAGGCCCCATTGGGGGAAATCCGCATATCCATGCAGCCCGTCGGCAAGCCTTTTCTCTCCCCCGAACCGGAAAAGGCCCTGCAAACCGCCTATCAGCAATTCCCCCTTCTCGGCCGGGGGGTTTGTGTGGGGTCAGCCCATGACTATTCCTGACCCCAATCTTCCCCTCCAAGCGGATGAAATAATCCGCGCAGTGAATGCCGGGGAGAAAATCCCTGTCGAAGCCCTGCGCGCTTTTATCCTCGCCGCCAATGCGAACCTTGAAGCTAATCGCAAAGCCCGTATCAAAGAAGAAGCGAAGCTTCTCAAACCCACAGACGTGGACTTTTTTTAGGAGATTTTCTTTTGAATTTCAAGCAATATCGCCGTTCTGCCATCGCTGAAATGGCTGACTGGTTCCCTGAATTTCCAATGCAAGGCGTGTCTATTAGCGAAGCAGACAAAATCAACGGCAGCCCGAAAGCTGGGGATAAAATTGCACGCAATCCAAAAAATCACGCCGATCAATGGCTAGTTGCCGAAGCTTATTTTCTTGATAACTTCGAAGCCCTTTCATGAACACCACCTATCAAATCTCCCCCACGGCAAAGCTCGTCATAGATTTTGACTATCAGCCCGGAAGCCCTGGGGTTCACACATTGCCCAACGGCGATCCGGGCTATCCTGAAACCCCGGAAACCTTGGAAATTACTTCAGTTCAACTCTGGACCCGAAGTGCCTTCGATGCTGTAAAGTGGTTTCCGATTGACATTTTCCTCGACATGGAAATCCTCAACGAAGAATTCCTTTTGTCCCTGGCCGAAAAGGAAATCGAACGCCAGCGTGCCCGCAATGAAGCCGAAAGGGAAGACCATGATCCAATCTAACACCACCATCGCAATCATGCTCGGAGTGCTTTTTCTCTCCCTGCTTCTCTTCTTCGGCAGTTTGTCCCAACTAGCCCTCGACTGCCGGAAAGCGGCAATGGCGCAGAAATATTCCGCCATTGAAATTCAAGGAATTTGCAAATGAAAAAGAAAATTGATTGGCTACTAGTCGGCTTAATCGTGTCTGGAACAGGGCTGGTTATCAGTTTTTCCGTCATGGTTTGGGCCGTGGGTAAACTACTGACTCTCTGGCTCGTAAAATGACTACCAACCCTCAAATCAAACACGAATTGCACGCCATCAAAACGGCCGTTGCAACTCTGAAAAAACTCGGCTACGAATACAAAGGCACAGCCCTTTGGGAAAAGCCGGATAATGCCCTCCTAACCCCTGCTGAAGCCTTGCAAAAAAACGGCTGGTATCGTTTTTGGACAACAAAGTACGATGCCCGTCTTTCCTCAGACGGTTATTGCTCCGTTTTCAATGGCGACATGGCCCATTATACCCTGGACGGCAACCCAAGAGTTTGCCCCACTCCTTTTCCCAATCGTGGCATTGCCTTTGAAAAGTGTGATCTACCTTTTGCGGTTAAAGTGTCGTCATGAAAGCCCCGTTTCCATTGGTTTGGGACAATTCCATGCGTTCCGCCTTTGTCTCCTGCCCCCAAGCCTTTTATTGGGAGTACATGCGGCACCTGAAAACCCTTTCCCCCAGCATCCACCTACATGCCGGAAAGGCATGGGCCAGCGCATTGGAAATGATGCGATTGGTCTTTTATCGCGACAAAGAGCCCATGGAACTAGCCATGGCTGCGGGTCTGGAAACCTTAATCACGGAATACGGGGATTTTCCCTGCCCCCCGCATGTGGCAAAAAGCCTCCCCCGCATGCTGGAAGCCTTCACCTACTACTGTCAGGCGTTCCCCTTGGATGCCGACCCCGTGCAGCCCTATTGGGGCCACAATGGCCCAATGGTGGAATTTTCTTTTGCCCTGCCCCTGGACATTGAGGATGAGGCTCTGCGCCACCCCGACACCGGGGAGCCAATTCTCTATTCCGGCCGCGCCGACATGGTGGCAACCTATGCCGGGGCCTTATCCATCTACGACGACAAAACAACCTCCCAACTCGGCGCCCAATGGTCCGGCCAATGGGACAGAAGAAGCCAATTTTCCGGCTATGCCTGGGCCGCGCAGCAGATGGGGCTGAACGTTTCACAGATAATTGTCCGTGGCATCGCCATCAAAAAGACCTCCATCGACCACGCACAGGCCATCACCGTCCGAACAAAAGAGCACATCGCCGAATGGCACAAGCAGGTTAAACGCGACATCAAGCGCGCCATCGCCTGCTATACCGAAGGCTATTGGGACAAGGACCTCGCCGAATCCTGTTCCGGCTACGGCGGCTGCATCTTCAAACAGCCCTGCGGCGCAAAGGACCCCGAGCCCTGGCTAACCAGCAACTTCCAAATCCGGGAATGGAATCCCGTAACTCGTGAGGAAACAACCCATGAACCAACTTGAATACGCCAAAATCCTCCGTGAAGGTGCGGAGAAGCTTTTAACCCTTATAGACTCTCAATGGTGGTATGGCTCTGTCGTGACCAATGACCGAGTCTTTAGCTGGCTTTGTAAATTGAATGAGAAAGGAAGTCAAGCTCATCCCCTCGACTTCATGACAAACGAAGAATGCGCCCTTTGCTTTCTCCTCCTCGTCGCCGCCCTGGAATCCGGGGACCTGTAATGGGCCAAAAAACCATCTTCATTTCCACCGTGTCAATCAAAAACCTCCTCACCGATCCCCCGTCCAAGGTTTTTCTTCTCCGTGCCGCAGCCTTGGAAAAACAGGCCACCCATTGCGATGTTTTTTTCCCTTGGCCGGCTTTGGCAGAGAGTTTCCGGAACGATGCGGAGAAACTGAGACAGGCTTATAGAAAGGGATTGAAATGAATAACACCACCGAACTACAGGCGCGGCTGCGATTGATGCGCGGCTACTACACAGGCGCTAGCGGCGAAATCGCCAAACTCGCCGCCGACGCCCTCGCCGCACAGGATGCAGAGATTGCCGCGCTACGGGCAGAGCTTGAAAAGGTAAACAACGAATTTGGCTCTCAGACCGCAGATTGGCCCGATGCTTGGAAACGAGTCGCGCAAGTAAAAGAAGATTCCGGCAGACATTGGCGTGAATCGCAGCAATTCCGGGCAGAGCGTGACGCCGACAAGCAGCAGATTCTTGACCTGATGGCAGAAGTGGTTTCGCTGGAGTCTGCGCGTGACGCGTTCAAACGGGCGATGTACGACGAGATATCGGCCGATCTGCACATACGAGAAATCGGCCGCGCCTTGCCTGATGAGGACATGCCGACGTTCTTGGAGCGCTTGATTGCGGAGCGTGACGCTGCGGTGGCGGATGCGGAGCGGCTAAGAATCCGAGGGGCGGCCTACGAGGAAGCCTATCGAATCGCTTATCAAGCCACGTACCAACCTCATAACGGCCATTGGGACAGCACGATGCAAGGCGGCGACGGTTGTAGAGAATGTATAAAAGCGAGAGAGGCCCGTCAAGCCTGCGACGAAGCCTTACGGACTGGTCTTGAATCGCTTGTCGAACGCGCAGCCCGCACACAGCCGGAGCAAACTCCATGAAAACCCGCGCAGAAATTGCTCGTTACATTGAAAGACAGCTTGATTGGCGACACAAACCAAAGTTAGAAAAAGGCTCTAAACATCACTACGGCTTGCAAGAGCTTCGGGAACTTCTCGATTTCGCTTTCGACTCCCCTCCCCAAACGGAAGAAGAAAAAATCAGAAACATTCCCCCAGTTTTTAATAAAAGGCCAACCCCATGACCCGCCTCCCTTGGCCCGGTGAAATCTGGGTCCTAACCTTCTCCCGCGGAATCCCCGGCGTTAAACCCCTGGAAGTCCAAATAACCGACGTAGATTCCTCCCTCGTTTGGTTCGTCTACACCGATAAAAACGATACCTCAAATCTTCTCGCCACCCCCACGGAAATCTTCCCTTCCCTCTACACCTATGTCCGAGGCCCGCAATGCAAGACCCAAGCGAAAAAGAGCTTTTCCTTCAAAACCGCTTGGCAATGGCTTCGGTCCTTCTTCACCAATGTACCCAATTCCTAGCCCGTCATCCCCACCCTAACTCAACCCTTTTCATCGTCCAATGCGAAGATTTTTTCTTGGAAACACGGAACTTGCTTCTTGCGGAAGTGGCGAAGGAAGATTCGGCTGGAAGCTTTTCTGCCGCACCTGCGGAGAAACCTGGGGAGAAATTCACGGGGTGGAAAAGTCCGAATGGGCAAGCGTATCAACCCCTTGCGGAAAACACGGAACCGCCCATTGGACAGGGGGATCATTCCTCCGACCCCTTGTCTGGTGGGATGAACGCAACGGACGGACAATGGAAGATCAACTTAATAGCCTCGATGAGACAATGCTTCGATACGAGGCAAAAGTGAAAGCTTTGCAGATAAAGGAATACTCATGACCCTCTGCGCATCAGTTGCTATCGGCCTTCATCTTGCCACGGCGCACTTTTCCCCGGGCTATGAAAACTTCAACCCGGGTATTTACGCTGTGTGTGATGCCCCCTACGTTGGACCAATGGCCGGAGGAATTTATCGAAACAGCGAAGGCAGAGGCTCTGCCTATCTCGGAAAAGTCTTCCAAGTCTGGAAAGTCCAAATCATTCTCGGCGCCGTAACTGGCTACGAAGCGCAGCCCGTCCTCCCTTTAATTGTCCCGAGCGTTCTTCTTTGGGACCATGTTCGCCTGAGCCTAATTCCCCCTTACAAGGAAAGCAAAGGCGGGGTTAATTTCGCATGGGAGTTTTAGCCATGTGCATACTAGCCAAAACCATTTTCAACGAATGCGAAAAGCATTTTGCAAAACCCGATGCGAAGTATTATTCTCATCTATATCGCATCACCAACGGTGCTGGGTATCTCATCATAAATAAAAGCGATTGGAAACAGCAATCAAACGATCAGGAGAAATTTGCACTAATCCAAACCCGCTTGGACACTCTTTTTAACCTTATTAACACAAAGGCATCAGCATGAACTTCTTTTCCCGTTGGAAAACTGAACGGAACAGACTTTATTTTGAGAAGGGTTATGGTTATGCGGCGATAAGGTTGCTGCGATATCCCCATGTTGCCCCAATAGCCCTTGAAACCGAAGCCGAAAACCCTTTCGCACAATCTGAGCACCTGCAGCATTTCGACAAAGGCATGCTGAAGGCTTTGTCTGATTTTCGCAATCTTCCCCATATGAAAGAAACCAAATGACCGAACTTCAAACCGCACTTGCAAAGGTTCCAAAAGACTACACCGGCTTCAAAACCATGATTATGGGTCCCACTGGTGTCGGCAAAACCCGATCCATCGGAACCCTCGTAGACCTCGGCCTGGAAGTCTTCTACATCAGCCTTGAACCCGGCCTGGAAACCCTTGTCGGCTATTTCACCGACCCAAAACCTGAAGGCCAGGGCTTGGAAAAGCTCCCCCCGAATTTCCACTGGCATGTCATTAAAAGCAATACCCAGAAATTCTCCCAGATGAAGGAAACGGCTTCTAACATCGGGAAATTCGATCTATCCGCAATTGCCAAAATGAGGGACCCTAATCGTGCTTCAAACAATCAAATGCTACCGCTCTATGAATGTCTCAATGACTTTACAGATCAGCGAGACGGAAAAAAGTACGGGCCTGTGGACGCTATGGGCCAAAATTGCGTGGTTGTTATTGACGGTCTCTCTGCGCTCTGCCGCATTGCGATGGAAATGGTCACGGGAGCAAAGCCGGTCCGGGATAAGCCCGATTACGGAATCTACGCAGGTAACGTATCGAACCTACTGCTTAAGCTCACCAGCGGTTGTATATGTCACTTTGTCATTCTCGCCCACGTTGACCGTGAAGTAGATGAAGTCATGGGCGGGGTTAAACTCTTCCCCTCAGTCCTCGGGAATTCACTCCGTGCCAATCTAACCCAACCGTTCTCGGACGTTATTCTTGCAACGCGAGAAACGTCGAAATTCTTCTGGGACACTGCCAACTCCCAGGCCGACCTCAAAAGCCGCAACCTTCCGATCAACTCCAGAATCGACCCAAACTTCGAGCAAATCTTCCTCCGCTGGCTCTCAAGAGCGTCCGCAAGTAAGAGCGTGGTTTGATGAAATCAAACTTTTTACGGTCTCTGAACGCGTCTTTTTCACTCCGCAGCAAAGAGAAGCCGCTAGAGAAAGTAGCCGGGGCACAGATTGGTCTGCGGAAAATTGGCGCCATCTAACGGATCTTCGCATAAATAACAAGTGGCCAATAGACGTAAGGCGCCCTTCAGGATCAGTGATCCCGTTAGAAGTCTTTCTCCAAAACCCGCCGAAGTTCACAGGATGGAAGCTTTCCACTAAACCCAGTTTCAGGCAGTTCCTTTTCCACGAAAAAGCCACTGATACAATTCATGCTGTGGATATTCCAACTGATTTACTCGACAAGCCAGCAGAGGGTACAATCACCATTCTTATACATCAAGGGCAAACCAAGCGCCAAGTTTTTTTCACCATCGCCCAAATTTTAAGCGACGACATACCTTCTTTCTAAAAAACCCATGATAATCTTTCCAAACACCCCTTACGTTATCCAACCCATGGCCAACGGGGTAGGCATTTTCCCCCTCGCCGCGCTGCAAAGTGGAAACCTGGATATGAATAAAGTCCATATTTTCCCAGACGACTGGCTTTTTATAGAAACAGTCAAACAAATTTTTCCGAAAGAAGTCATTCAAACTATTGACAACCAAAGCCAAGACAAATAGCATTCTCCCCCCCTCTGAACCCCGTGCCCGGGGGACCGGCTCAGAGTTATCCTTTTTCCCCCAATTGAAGAAAGAGATCCAAAAATGGCAAAGCGCCTTTTCGACCCCGTGGCCTTCCTGAACGAACAACTGGAAGAAAACGCCACCAAAACCGTTCCTCTACCCGAAGGTGAACCCTTGGCCCAAATCGTTAAGCTGGACTTCGCATCCGGCGAGAAAGATGGCAAGGAATGGAACCGACTGGACATCAGGCTGGAAATCACCGATGCGGATTATCTCCAAGATTATCCCTGCGTTGACGGCAAGGTGTCCCGCACCCTGGGTATCATGATGGAAATGAACGGCAACCAGATTGCCATGGGCGCGAATAAAAACGTCCGCCTGGGCAAGCTGCGGGAAGCCGCCGGGGTTAATGGCAAACCGCTGGGCATGCTTATCGGCCAGATGATCCGGATTAGCATCAAGCAAAAGCCCGGCTTTAAGGACCCTAGCGAAACGGTCGATGACATCGTTTCCTTTGCTGCGGCCTAATTAATCAAATAAGCCTGGGGTGCAGTAGTTGCATAACGGTCCGGGAAAACCGGGGAACCGAGGTTGCAGGGTGCAAGCCCCTGCCAGGCTTTTTATAGGAAAAGCATCTGCTATGAGCAACGCACTTGCGCGCGACCTGCGCTGGATTTGCAAGCATGACAGCTTCACCGCGGAAGGTTGCACTACTTGCGCAGCCGCTGATGAAGTTGAAAAGGTAGCTGCCCTACGTGCCGAGATAGCCAAGCTGCGGCAGGGTGAGCCGGCGCCTGCGTTCTGGCGTTACCGCTGGACACTCAATAACCAGCCTCGCCCTGACGAGATTCGACCTAACACGGCGCCGCCTATAAATATCATCGGCTACAGCTTTCCGCCTGAGCCGCTCTACGCTTCCCCTCCCCCAGCACAGCCCACGCAGGCAGAGTCGGTTTCCCCGGCAGAAGCTGAGGCGGGGCCGGTGTGGCGCGAGCTTGCGCAAAGGTGTCTGCGATCAATGAAGGATGCGGTGCATTGGGAAACCACCAAGACCGGGCGCCCTCCATCACAAACGTGCCTGTTCGAGATTGAAGAACTTGAGGCCATGCTCGCCGCATCCCCACAGGAGGCGCAGCCAGTGCAGCCGCTGAACGATGAGGACATCAACGCCGAGCTTGCGAAATGGAACTATGCGCCGGGCGCTGATGACTTCTATCGCCTGAGCGCGCCAAAGCAAATAGAACAGGCATTCAAAGACGGCGCCCGCGCTATCGAGCGCCTCATCACCGAGCGCATGAGCGCAGGAGGGACGAAGTGAACTACCAGCCGTACAACGAAGCAATCGCCAGCACGGAAGACCGCATCGCCTGGGTGCTGTGCCAGATCATCGACGACGACGCGCCGATGCGTTGGACTCGCTACAGGTTCACGGCAGAGTGCATCGCGCTCAACGACCAGTTGATGGCTGACTTGCAATCGCTGGCTCGCATGCGTGGGGAGGGGAAATGAGCAGACCTTTGGTTATTTATCACGGCAATTGCGCAGACGGATTCAGCGCGGCATGGTGCTTCTGGCGTAAATACCGAGACGGCGCGGACTACGTAGCTGGTGTGTACCAACAGCCGCCACCAAGCGTCTCCGGGCGAGACGTATTCCTTGTGGACTTCAGCTACAAGCGCGCCGTGGTCGAGCAGATGCTAAGCACTGCTGCCAGCGTTACGCTGATCGACCACCACAAGACGGCACTTGAAGACCTAGACGGACTCGGCAACGTCTTCGATAGGTTCCACTCTTTCACCGACTTAAACCGTAGCGGCGCGACGCTTGCGTGGGATTACTTGTACCCGAATGAGCAGCGCCCGCCGCTGCTGGGACACGTTGAAGACCGCGACTTGTGGCGTTTCAAATTGCCGGGAACGCGCGAGATTCAGGCGTTCGTGTTCTCGCACGAATACACATTCGAGCAGTGGGACAGGATGATGGCTGCCGATCAGGTGGAACTACTGAAGATGACTGCGGCCGGCGCCGCTATCGAGCGCAAGCACCACAAGGACGTGGCGGAACTGGTGGGCGTGTGCAAACGCCGCATGGTGATAGGCGGGTATGACGTGCCTGTAGCGAGCCTGCCATACACACTTGTCAGCGACGCGGCGCATGCGATGGCTCAGGGCGAGCCGTTTGCTGCCTGCTACTGGGACACCGCGGAAGGGCGGGTGTTCGGCTTGCGCGCAACCGATGAAGGAATCGATGTGTCTGATGTGGCAAAACTGTATGGTGGTGGCGGCCACGCCAAAGCTGCGGGATTCAAGGTGCCACGCGACCACGCGCTGGCAAAAGCATGAGCGCAGCGAAGGAGCATGGCGCCTGAGTTTTATAAATTCAAAACCCCCAAAAACATGACCCTTTCAGCTGGACCCCTCCCCGCCGAAATAATGTTCATCGGCGATGCCCCGACCTTTGAGGAAATTTCTAAGGGCGAGGCTTTTTCCTCCTACGCCATCGGCCGCACGCTCTCCCCGGCGTTGCGCGAACTCAACACAATAAAGAACGCTTGCTTTTTCACCTACCTTTTTCCACGCCGTCTTACCGAAGAAGAAGAGCCAAAGAAATTCCTTGCCGAACGAAAGACCAGTCCAGGCCCAGGCTGGGTTTGGGAAAATGGCTTCTGGCTCAACCCTGAAATCCAGGGCTATCGGGACAAGCTTCTGGCTATGGTCCAGGAGGTTAATCCAAAAATCATCATCTGCTGCGGCCCCCTCACCCTTTGGGCGCTGGCTGGGGTCAAAGAACTCAGCAAATGGCGCGGGTCTAGGCTACAACCCCCAAAGCTCCATTGCACCGTCATCCCAGTTTTGCCCCTAGACTCGCCCCAAACCCAACCGGAAAGCCTGAATATCATCCTCATGGACTTCCGGCGTGCGCGGAAAATCTATGAAGGCGCACAGATTCCAAGGGACTACAAATTTTCCATCAAGCCCACTTTTTCCCAAGTCCTTTTCCATCTAAACTCTTTACATTCCCAAGCAGAAAAAGGGCAAATGTTGTTATCCGGGGACTTAGAAACACGCCTTGGCCACATAGCTTGCTTTGGCCTTGCTTGGTCCGAAACCGAGGCGTTGTGCATTCCGTTTCTTCACGTCGGCCAAGAAAATCCCTCTTACTGGTCCGCTGAAGAAGAAGCCTGGCTAATCTGGCGCTTGCAAAGCCTTTTTCGCCACCCCAACATAACTTGGACCGGCCAAAATTACCTCTACGACTGCCAATATTTCCACCGACATTGGGGTTTTCTCCCCATAAATGTCTTCGACACCATGATCGGGCACCATGCGATTTACTCCAACATGCGCAAGGGCCTGGACTTTCTCTCAAGCTTATACGCCCACGACCACGTTTACTGGAAAGATGAAATCAAAGAATGGGACCCAGCTTTCGGCGAATCCCAATATTGGACCTATAACTGCAAAGACGCCTGCATAACCTGGGAAATAACCCGCGAGATAAAAGAAGCCCAAAAAGAGGCCGCAAATCCGAACCATTGCGAATTTCAGCAGGCCCAGTTTTTCCCAGTCCTCCGCATGATGCTCCGAGGCGTGCGGATTAACCACGGCCTAAAAGCGACTCTTAGCAAAGAACTAACTACCCTCGCTTTTGAACGGCAGGAGCAGCTAGACTACATCGCCGGCCACCCCTTAAACCCAAAAAGCCCAAAGCAGCTCAGCCAATTCTTCTACACCGATCTTGGCATCCCGGGTGTGAAAAACCTAAGCACCGACAGCCTCACCACAAATAGTCCGGCCATGGCACTTATCGCCGAACGAGAGCCCGCCCTAAAACCCCTTTGCCAACTCATCGTTGAGCTTAGGAGCCTGGGGATATTCAAAAGCACATTCATCGACGCTCAGCTAGATACCGACGACCGTATGCGGTGCTCTTTTGGCATCGCGGCCACAACCACCAATCGCTACAACTCACGCGAAAATGCTTTTGGCACTGGAATGAATATGATGAACATTCCCAGCAGCGAAAAGCAAAAGATCAAAAGTGAAACGTACATTAAGCTCCCAAATATCCGGAAGCTTTTCATCCCGGATCATGGCTTCACCTTTTTCGACATGGATCTGGACCGCGCCGACCTCCAAGTAGTCGTCTGGGAAGCCGAGGACAAAGAACTAAAAATAGCCCTGCGCCAAGGCATCGACACCCATTGCCTAAATGCCTGCGCAATTTTCGACATCAAAGGCATTCCCCCCGATGAACTTACCGAAACGCATCCCAATTACAAAAACCACCGGGCAAGTATTGGGGAGGCCAAACGAAATAAATCGAAGGCCGGCGTTCACGCCACCAATTACGGCGTGGGCGATCGAACCCTAGCCATAGCCCTGGGCATAACAGTGCATGAAGCCAGCCAATTTCGCAAAAAGTGGCTCTCTGCGCACCCTGGAATCTTACGCTGGCACACACGCACAACCGACGAAGTGCAAAAAAGGGGCTACATCGAAAATCGCTTCGGAGCCCGCTTTTACAAGCTAGGCCGTTTTGACCTCCCCGAATTTCTCGGCTGGCTCCCACAAAGCACAGTAGCCGGCGTCATCAATCGTGCCCTTCTTAACATAGACACGGAAGCCGAAGCTGGCCTTACACCAGTTCAGCTCCTTCTCCAAGTCCACGATTCCCTTGCCGGTCAATTTCCATCCAACCAACGCGACAAAGCTATTTCGGACCTTCAAAGACTTTCCAAAATTGTCATCCCGTACCCCGACCCGCTAATTATCCCCACGTCAGTGAATTGTTCCATCGAGTCTTGGGGCGATTGTAAGTAACCAACCAAGGAAAAGCATGAAACGCACTTTTTTCTCCCTCGCAATCCTCTCTCTTTTCAGCGCCTGTGGTGGGGATGGGGCTAATAACGGCCAATCGCCCACAGTGGCCCAGCTTTGCCCAATTTATCCCCCAGAACCCATTTCCATCACTACCGAAATTCCCGGGCCAATCGACTCCAAAAGCGTGCGTCGCAAGGCTATAGTTGAGGTTCGGGGGCAAAAGTACACCAGCGAAGCCCGGGGCCGTGGCAACAGCACCTGGGCTATGCCCAAAAAGCCCTATCGCTTCAAACTAGACTCAGCCGCCCCACTTCTAGACATGACCCCAGAAAAAGACTGGGTTCTTCTCGCCAACTACAGCGACAAAACCATGCTGCGTACAGCCTTGGCGCAGTGCCTGGGCCGGATTTTTGATGAAGTCATCAGCCCGGAGAGCCGTTTCGTTGAACTAACTTTGAACGGAGAATATCAAGGTTTGTATCAGCTCACTTGGCAAATGGAAACCGGGGAAAATCGCATCCCCGCCTCTAACGGCTTCCTCGCCGAAATCGACGCAAGGCGAGACGGGGATATTGTTCAAGAAAGCCTAATAGACCGTCCCTATGTCTTGGATAAAGAGTTTGAGACAGTCGCCGGGCCTGAAATCCTTGCGATGGAAACTGCCATTCTTCAAAAGAAAGCCTCGGCTAGAATAGATATTCCCAGTTTCAGCGCCTATTATCTCATTGCTGAGTTTAGCAAAAACAACGACACCTTTTGGTCCAGCACCTATTTGTTCCAAACAAACCCAGGCCAAAAGATTCAATTTGGCCCTCTTTGGGACTTTGACATCGCCTTTGGGAATATTGATTTTTCCGACGCGAAACTGCCCCAAGGCGAGCAATTCAAAACCTACGCTTTTCCCGCGGCCATTCTCAGGGACAAAAAAATTCAAAAGCGGGTCCAAAGCGATTGGTCCAAACTCAGCCCAAAAATTCCAGAGCTAATCCAATGGCTAGACACTTCGGCCCTAAACCTCGAAGCGGCCCAAAGTAGAAACTTCCAAAAATGGCCCATTCTCACAGAGTATGTTTGGCCTAACGCTGTTGTCACCGGCTCCTATTTCGCCGAAGTCCAATACCTCAAAACCTGGGTCCAGGCCCGTGCGGACTATCTCAACAGCCAAAATCCATGAAGTGCGAAAAGTGCGGTGGGACCGGACACCAAACCCTCGAAACCCGCAAAAGGTCCCGGGGCGTTTATCGACGCAGAAAATGCTGGACATGTGGGCACACTTGGAGCACAATTGAAATCGACATAGCCACCTTAGAAAAGGCCCTGGAAGACGCCTCAACCGCATTTTCCATCTTTCGCGCCGCCATTATCGGTAACTTTCATAGCCACAAAAAATGACCACAGAAAACCATTGCAATTTCCCCGGATGCTGGGTTAACATCGGTGCAAGCTCCTGGGCCTGCGTCCACCACTGGCTTTTAATCCCCCCTGAACTCCGCACAAACCTCTGGGAAAGTTTCGGCGACCCTGTAAAATACACAAAAGCCTGCGCCGCCGCAAAGAAGTGGGCTGAAAACTACCGCGATGCAAAATGATCGAGAACTCCCAGACTGGCTCTCAGAATTCACCAGAAACGCCGCTTGGGGAGAAGCCCCCCAGCACATGTATTTCTGGGTCGGAGTCGCCACAATCGCCGCCGCGCTTCGCAGACGAGTTTGGCTCGACATGGGCACATTCGACTGGTATCCAAATCTTTATACCCTACTTGTTGCTCCCCCTGGGGTCATTGCCAAAAGTACGACAGCCGACCTTGGCTTTACTCGACTTCTTAAAAAGATACCTGGGATAAACTTCGGGCCAGCGACCCTAACTTGGCAAGCCATTTACGATGCTTTTCTTGAAGTTGGGGTGGAATATGAGTTTGAGGGGAGCATGCTTACCGAGCACTCCCTTGCTATCCTCAGCTCCGAATTCGGCATCACCCTAAACCCCAAAGACACCGAAATGGTGGACCAACTCGTCCACATTTGGGACGGACGGGAGATGCGGAAAAGGACCCGGAAAGACGGCGATGCGACAATTGCCACCCCTTGCCTAAATCTTATCGCCTGCACTACCCCGTCTTGGATTGCGGAGAATATGCCGAAGTACTTAATCGGCGGGGGCTTAACCTCACGGATGCTTTTTGTCTATGCCGACGCCAAAGTCCAATATATCGCCTACCCAGGCGACGTTATCCCCAAAGACTACAAGGAAAGAAATGACACCCTTGTCCGAGACCTTGAGCGAATTTCAACCCTCAATGGGCGTTTCACCATTTCCCCAGAAGCCAAGGAATGGGGCAAAGACTGGTACGAGAATTTCCACAAAAACGAAGCCAAGAACATTGATGCAACGATTTTGGGCGGCTATATTGCCCGAAAGCAAACTTTAGTTCACAAAGTTGCCATGTGCTTGTCTGTCAGTCAAAGCAATAATTTGCGCATAGACAAAAATACCCTAGAGCGCGCAGTAAAACTTATCACCCACCTCGAAGCTGAAATGCCCCTGGTCTATTCCAAAATAGGAATGTCCGCCGAAGCCTCCGCCGGGGATACGATCATTGAATTTCTTAAACGATACGGCGGTGTTGCACCGTATGCCTTACTCTATCGCTATATGCACAAGCAATTTCCAGACGAAGAGCGTTTCCAAACAATCATAATGGGCCTAATCGAAGCTGGCTACGTCAACATAAACCGCGGAACCCGCACGGTCCACCTTCTAACGGAGCCCAAAAATGGCAAATAATATCCTGCTTGGAAAAATAGCTAATGAGGGTTACTGTTGCATCCGCGGCTATCTCGACCTTTGCGCAACCCGCAAAGAAAGGGTAGTGGACATGGCCAAATTTCTCGACATAATGCCCTCAGTCGTTTGGTTTCACAGGAGGAAGCTAGCCTCTGGAGAATGCCTGTGCCAAAAGCAAAAGGACTGCATGCAGCCCCTTATAAAGGAAATAAAAGAAAATCCCTAGAGATATTTCTCAAAAGCCTCATGTTGATTCTGTACCATTCGGGCCTCTTCCAAGGCCCTTTTTCTTTCTTCCGGATCAGGATAAAACTCCGGGGGAATGGCCAGAACCAAACGCTCCAGGCGTTGTACAGAAGTTAAAAGGCTAAAAATCCGTTCCCCAAGCGCCACAGGTTTTATCATATCCCAGCACCAAGCCCTCTACGATTGTGTGTTTTGTGCATAGCGTCCATGCGGCTAAGCTTGATAAAAGTACCAACGGCGTAACAAGCCAAGCTAAGTTGCGCTAACAAAATCTCCGGTGGTGGGTCTGGGGGAAAAAAGAACTTCCCAGGCACGCGCAAAAAGCAAGCCACAGCTACCCCCGAAAGGCCGATCCTTTGCAACAAAGAGTCATCGAACTTTTTGCTAAAAATCCCCAGCGCTGCAATCACCCCAGTTATCAGCAGGCAAAGCAGCGAAACCAAATTCGCCGTACTCATTACAAGCCCCACTTCGTAAGAATTTTGTCCAAACGGGCGTTGATATTAAACGCCGCGATGGACTCGAAAAGTTTATGAGCAATCGCCATGCCAAAAAGACCTAAAAGCCAGGCGACAAGGCCAAAAGGGGCGGCAGTGACATCGGCAAGATATTCCCCGCCATAAACACTAGTCCCAGACCCCCCAACCACAGCGGCTATTCGCTGCATTGGGGTGCCTGAAATCCAGCGCAGTGCCACGATTGCTCCAATTGTCCCTGGGATAGCTTTTAGAAATTCTGGCGGAATATCCGTCTGTTCCATTTTCCCAACCATAGATTGATTTATTTTTATCGGTCTAAAAGCCCCCTCAGATTTCCAGCGCAGCAACCCTTTCCCGCAGGCTTTTCAGCTCGGCGACGATGTTGGCAATAAGTTCCGGTGAGCTATACGCCACTGATTGTATTTGCTCGCCATC